TTGAAACAGGAACAAATAACTTTGAAGTTGGTTTTGGAACTTTAAATGCAGGAGCAAGCACACTTGCTAGAACTAATGTTATCTCCAGTTCTAATAGTGATGCTCTTGTAAATTTTGCAGGTGCAACAGAAGTATTCTGTACTGTACCAGGTGCAAAGATTAGTTTACCAAATCCAGAAGAATATGGTTCTTCATCAGCGCCAAAAATAATTACTGTTAAAGTTGGAACAAAAACTGCAGCTCATCCGTACTCAGGTCAAGGATCTTCAAGTGCATATTTTTTAGATGGACTAGAATCACCAGCATTAAGATTGTCTGGTACAGATTCATCTTACAAATATTATTATAGATTTGATCAATCGGATTCTACAAATAGTTCTCACCCGTTAAGATTTTACTTAGAAGCAGATAAATCTACAGCATACACAACAGGTGTAACTACAAATGGAACTGCAGGTAGTTCAGGAGCATACACACAAATAGCTGTTGATTCTGAAACACCAAATATTTTATATTATCAATGTTCGTCTCACTCTTTAATGGGTAACCATACAACAAGCATTGGTAACAAAATTAATTCAAACCTATCTACAATAGGAGATTTAACTGTTGGATCTAAATTAAAATTACCAACAAATACAGCTAATAAAATATTAGTTGCAGACGGAACATCTTTTGAAGAAGTTGATATGTCAGGTGACGCTACAATTGCATCTGGCGGAGCATTAACACTAGCCAACTCTGGAGTATCAGCGGCTAGTTATACAAATTCATCAATTACGGTAGATGCAAAAGGTAGAGTTACTTCAGCATCAAGTGGGGCTGGAGGAGTAACAGCAGGATTTGTTACGGCTATGGCCATTGCGTTGTAGTTAAAAATAGTTTATAAGGAGAATTATGGCACAAGATTTTGAACGATACGGGTTAAATGCAGTAGGTACATCAGCAACAGTGGTACATACAAGTAACTCTGATGATGCGATTATTTCTGTACGTTTAGCTAATATTACAACATCAACAATAAATGCAGATGTATTTATTACGTCTTCAGTAACTGGTGGTTCTCAAAGCCACTATTTAATTAAAAATGCGCCGATAGTTGCGGGCGGATCGCTCGAACTTATAGACGGTGGGAGTAAAATAGTAATCGAATCAGGAGACGTGGTTAAGGCACAATCAGACACAGCAAGCTCATTAAGTGTTTGGATGTCTGTCGTTGATGCAATAAGTACGTAGGAGGAATCATGGGATATTTAGGAAATGCTCCAAAACAAAATTTAAATACCATGAACTCTCAACAGTTCAACGGTGATAATTCAGAAACAGATTTTACACTTTCACAAAGTGTAGCTAACACAGCAGAAGTAGAAGTTTTTGTTGGAAACGTTAGACAAGATCCATTTTCAGCTTACTCAATATCTGGTGGTACAACTTTAGCTTTTACAGCGGCCCCTCCAACAGGAAC